CGCCATACGCCCCGCCGTTACCACCAGATGTGCCGGGGGAAAAGTTTGCCGTTCCACCACCACCGCCACCACCGCTACCAGCCGTCGGGGTCGTGCCGGTGTAGGCAGTTCCGTTCCAAGTGTCTGTAGCGGTGTAAGTGGCGATTGTGCCGCCATTCCCGCCCGCCGCGTTGGTAGTAGCCCCCACACCGCCAGACGCCCCATCCCCACTCGCCCCGCCATTCGATCCATCAATACCAGCCGAGTCCGACCCTGCCACGCCATCCGCCGCACTCGCCGCAGCACCGCCACCACCCGCACCACCATCATTCGTAAAACTCGGATTTACGCCACCGTTTCCGCCGCTTTTCTTATTCGTGCCGACGCCAGATGCTGCTGCTCCGCCCGCTGCCGGAACTGTATCACTGCCGGTATTCGCTGCCCCACCCTTCGCCCCGACAGTCGAGGTCGCCAAACTCGCTCCGTTAAACCACGTATCACCACCGCTAGTGCCGTTGTTTGCGGTGTTGGTCGTAGCTGCCGCGCCACCAGTTCCGGCCGCACCAATCGCATACGTGACCGATCCGCCCGGCGTCAGCGTGATATTCGAACTTGACGAAAACCCTCCAGCACCACCGCCCCCGTTATAAAATCCATTCGTCCCGCCTGCACCTGCACCAATGCAGATAACCGTATTGTTCCCGTTGTTCCAATCCGCCGGAACCGTCCACGAAGTTCCAGCAGTCAAAAAGATGGTCTTCGCGGAGGCCGGGAGCTGCGGGGCAAGGAGTGTTGGATATGGATAGACTGCATATGCTGCCCCTGAGAGCATACACAAAATGCCCGCGAGGAAAAGCCGCTTCATGCTAAAACCCCTTTGCGATGGTGCAAAGTAAATCACCCGCCGCCGCTGTCGCGGCAGTATTTTTCGCTAAGCACGACACAAGATCAGTCTTATTCGCAAGGGTCGATAGAACTGGCGTTCCCGCCGTTCCCCAAGCGAACGCGCTGCTCCAAGTCACCGTCCGCGATCCCGTCGCATCCTGCAGCACTTGTAAAAGATACGTAATGCCTGCCTTGATGTTGGTCGGGGCGGCGATAGTCCAGCCACTCGCCGTCAGGGTGATCTTCGCGTTATAGCCTGCCGTAACGTCCCATGCAACGCTACCGGCAGACTGCGAAAGAGTCTGGACTGCAGCCGAATCCGCCAACGCCCCCGGCGTGACGACCACGGTAGTGCTGGTGCCGGTCTGGACGTTTGCGGCTGTGGCCAGCGATAAGCGGGCAGAATTTAACGTCCCGCTCGAGATGTTCGAGGCGTTTGTCGTGTCCGTGGTGGCCGAAGCTGCAAGGCCCGACACATTGCTTGCGGACGGCTGAGCGAAAGTCGGCACACCACTCGTATTGATCCCAGTCATAAACTGGTTTGCCCCCGCACTCGCGCTCAGCACGCCGCCGAGGGTCGCAACGGCAGGATTAGGCAGCCTTGCTGCCCCAAGCGTTCCGCTCGAAATGTTGCTCGCGTCGGTCGTATCGGTCGTGGCACTCGCGGCAAGGCCCGAGACATTTGCCGCAGACGGCTGTGCAAATGTCGGGGCACCGAGAGTGTCAATTCCAGTCATAAACTGGTTCGCCCCGGCCGACGCACTTTTCACACCACCAAGCGCGCCAGCAGACGGATTGGGAAGGCGAGCGGCCGGAAGTGTGCCGCTGCCAATGTTCGCTGCGTTGGTCGTGTCGGTCGTCGCACTGGCTGCAAAAGCCACATTATTTGTTTTGGTGCAGGTCAGCGCCCCGGCATTGCTAATGGTGCAATCCCCGCTGACCGTCACAAAAGCCGGAACGGCCGAGGCATTCGCCACAACAATCTGGGCCGCAGTCGGTGCGGAGGTCGAGCTAACAGTCGTGCTCGCCGTGTAATACGCAATGCCGTTCGTAGAGCCTGCGCTTACCGTTCCGCCGCCCCCGCCAACCGTGCAAGGCCCGCCAGCGTCAATGAATTCCCCACTTGCATTGATCGAGACGCAGTTGCCGTTGGTGAGGGTGCCGCTCGTCGCGGCGACCTTGGTGGTCAAAGATGGGAAGGTGTAGGTGTAACCTGTGGCCGGGAAGGCGAGGGTTGGAGTGCCTGCACCAGTGGTCGTCAAATTCGCCCCAAGGCTCAGGGTATTTCCGTTCACCTTTGTGCAGGTAATTACGCCAGCATTACTAAGCGAGCAATCGCCCGACACGGCTACCCCCGTTGCCACGTTCGACCCGTTGCCGACCCAGATGTTCGCGCCGGTCAGGGAGGGCAACGAGGTGCTGGCAGCAGCCCACGTCCCATCGCCCCTCCAAAAGGTCGAAGCAGAGGCTCCTGTGCCGCTATTCAAATTCGCGACCGGCAAATTGCCCGTTACATCCGCCGACAGACTGACAGCGCTCCACGACGGCACAGTTCCGCCATGTAAAAGCTGCGCCGAAGACCCAGCCGCAAGTCTTGTCCCCGTTCCGCTCGCCCCACCATACAACAGATCGCCCGCAGTCGTCAGGGGCGAGAGAGCGTCAAACGCCGCGGCCTTGCTGGTCTGCCCCGTGCCGCCCTGCGCGATTGGGACAGTCGGCAAATCGCCCGCAACAAGCGCCCGGAAGGTCGGCTGAGCAGCGCCGCCGCTAGTCGGCCCAGCAAACACAGTGTTAGCGGTCTGGGTCGCAAGGGTGCCTGTGAGCGTTCCCGCGCCCGTGATAGGCGTTCCGCTGACCGTGATGAACGCCGGAAGCGACAGCCCAACACTCGTGACCGTCCCGCTGCCCGAGGGCGTGGCCCAAACATTATCCCCACGCAAGAATGTGCTGGCCGAGGGTGTGCCCCCGGCATTCAGACTCGAAAGCGGGATGGTCCAAGTTCCAGATGCCGAGACCGTCCCAAGCACCGACCAGACATTGTTTATGTTCGCCCCGAAATTATACGGAGTCGCAGTCTTGTCAATACCCCACTGCATCTGGGTGTAGGTCTGACCATGGGCCGGAAGGCAAAAAGCCAGGAGAGCTGCTAAAACCTTCTTCATATCACATCTCCTGTCCGAACGGGAGCGGCATTTGCCTTCCAGGCATTTCTTCCTCATGCCCCTCATACGTGTCACTGATCGGAACGTCCTGACTTTCCATGACAGCCTCATCCGCCACCAGTCCCATCTGCGGCCCAGACAGTCCAGCATTCTTGATAAGGATATCGAGTCGCCGGGTAATCGCGTCGTAAACCTCGACTTCGCGTTTTTCGAGCCTCGCCTGCGTCTTGCCCTTTTCTCTCGCCAGTTCGTCCATCGTATTTTTAAGGGCCTCTTGCATCTGCTGCAATTGTCCCATAAGCATCTGCTCGTTTTGCGAGGGGCCTTGACCGAGAGCCTGGGGCGGGACCATCCGCTTCAGCCTTTCAGCTGCCTCTTCCGCCATCGGGAAGTCTCCAGCGCGGAACATGATGTCGCCAATGATGCCAGAGAGCGCAGGGTTCTGCGTCAGGATGAGCGTCAGCGCGTTAAACGCCTCTTCCCGCCTGGTCGCATAACCCGGCCCCACATCCGCCATAACCTCATACGTTCCGATACCTGGATTCAAACTCCTCCCGATCACCTCATTATTTTCATTCAATTCCAGCGCGTGAGCCTGCTTCAACTGCGGATCGAGTTTGACTTCCAGACTTTCATTATTCTCCGCCAGAATCGCGATAACCCGATCCGTGTCGTAAATCTTGGGAACGAGATCGAGGATGATCTTGCCCACTTGCCGAACAGCAATAGCAAGATTGTCGATGAAATGATAAGTCGCACGGTCGCCTTGACGCTGGCGCTCCGCAATCGCCTTCCCAGTCCGCTCATTCCCCTGCATCCCAAGCTGATTCTCATACTGCCCGGATACCATCTGCATTTCAATGTTCGCCACTTCCATACCCTTCAGCGCTACCGGCGAAGGAACAGGTGGCTCAATACGAGTAGGTGGAGGAAGAGGCTTACCGTCATCTCCAACAGACTTATAAGGCAGATACGCGTGGTTCTGCCGATTTGCAGTCGCCCAATATTCTTCATAGCCTTCAACGCTTTCTACGCCGACAACCCACGGCGTTTTGCTTTGCAAGGCTCCATATTCCACCGCGGCTGATGCCCAGTAGTTATACATTCTTTGCGGGTCTTTCAGCGCTCGGGTATGACCCTTGCGATCCATACGACCTTCAATAATAGTTTCCTCTCCGATCACTGGAACGATCGGGATAGTCTTACCTGCCCAAATCTTCTCCTCTTCTTCAACACAAACATTCCCGACGATGAAGTGATAATGGATCACCCGCGTAAACACCGGGCGACGCTGCAAAGTCTTATCCTTCAGCCACTCACTTTTCGGATCGACTTTACGGATTTCAGACGCCAGTAGCGGAACTTCATTCTCCCCCTGCTTAACCAGAATCAGCTCATCCGCGACATCTTCAGCCTCAAAATACTCCGCGACGCGAACATGATCCTTTCCGTTCCACCCGTTATCCCCCGCAAAGCTCTGCGTGCCTGCATACTGCTTATACTTCGGATATTTCAGGTCAAACTGGTCTCTCGGAATGTCTTCGAAGATAAACGCATATCTCGCGTCTTCCTTCGCGGGAGCACGAGCGTCGGGGTCCATATAAACCGTTAGAGGATCAGGAATCGCGGAGATAAAAATGTCCTGATCGAACGAATTCGTGTCGATGTAATCCGTCATGACACGGAGATAACCGACGCCCCCTTCCACCTGCCAGGTCGTCGCAAGATCATAATGCGCCGGAGCGTTCGACTGGTATTCAATGTGTCGGGCAATGCCGTCCCACATCCGCGCCGCCTCCGCGGTCGCTCCGTTCCCCGCCGCGCGATATTTAATCGCAGGCTTATTCATCTTCGCATCGTTGATGATGTTTAGATTGTGCTGGCGGGTTTTGTTGATGGTCAGGGCAGGGCGTTCGTCGCGCTGACGATCCTGCCAATACCGCATCGGCCACTGATATTTGTTATCCGAGTCTGCATTCGCAAACCGAATGTCTTCAAGGAAAAGGGTGCGGGCATAGCTTTCCCAGCTTTCACATAGCTTAAACCGCTCTTTTGCCCGACGGAGAACCGCTTCGAAATCTGTCGCCATAGTCAGCCCATCCATCCAAGATTGTCGCTAATTTCATGCAGACGCTGTATCAGCCCTGCCCGGCTAAACGCGCCCTTCACCTTCGTCGCCTTCGAGCCGCTTTCGCCCTGCGACGCAACAGCCAGATACCGGAACGCATCGGCCGCGTGGGACGACCAATCATGCTTCGGCTCCCCACTCAACACTCCAGTGTCTTTGTTCTCTTCATAATGGTAATGCCGGAGGGCGTGGAGAAGCCCCTTTTCACACCTCGCCGCATCAAACCAGCAGGTCGGGAAAATGCTTCGCGCCGCGATGATTCCATCGAACTTCGAAAGCCTCGGCGTGATCCGCACGTTAAATCCGGCCTCTTTCATCTGTTCCTGGACCGACTTTTTCGAGCCCAAAGACTTCGCCTTCGCATCATGGGGGAGCCAAACAGTGCCATAGTCATAAAGCCCCCCAGTCGATCCTCGGCGGGTCTTCAGAATGTGAATGTAGTGCTCGAGAGCCTTTAATCTGTTTTCGTAAAAGTCCACAATCCGCCGCTGCATTCCGACATACTGCTCAAAAACGATCGAAGTGCTGTCCGAATATCCGATGTCGAAATAGACGTTGACGGACGAGGAGGCGACATGGGGAACAGAGGTGATCCGTCCCTCTTCCGCACAATCCCGAAGTTCATCAGCGTAAACCGCCCCGCTCAGCGAACGCCTGCACTCCCCTTCCCACACATGCAAATAGGCGTCGCGATCACGGGCCTTGAGATCGAGCATTTCCTGTTTGAGGACTGGTGCAAAAAATGGGTTATCCCTCCAGTTAACCTTTTGCACAATTGCGTTCTTAGGAGGATGCAGCACAAAACGCACATACGTATCGTCTGACTCCAGATTTGGATTAAATGAAACCCAAATTTCTGAACCATCTTTACGAATCGTCGGAATCAGCACTTCCCATGAGTTCTGGGTGACTTTATCAGCTTCCTCTACCCAACAAATATCAATGCCTTCATATGACTTGATTTTCGTTATGTTATTGCGAATTCCCTCAAATGAAAATTCTGATCCAGTAGAGGGACAGAAGATTCTGTTTTGTTCGATTCGATAAAATCCGCCTAATCCAAGAGCATCAATTTGATCGCACAAAACTCTGTGAACAGAGTCTCGAACAGAGTTTTGTAGTTCACGGGCGCAGAGCAC